TGACGTACGCGACCACGCGGCTTGCGGTGCCGCCGGCGTTCGCGAGGTCGAGGTCGCTGGACTCCTCCCACGTGATCTCCGGATAGTTCTTCTGCAGGTACATCAGCAGCGTCATGTCGCTGCCGCCCGCATTCGACCACGGGGTGATGCGCAACACGCTCATCAGCGGGGTGCCGAACGCGAAGGCGTTCGGGGTGAAGATGCCGGACGTGGCATCGCCGATCGTGCGGATCAGGCTGGTGATGTCGGCCAGGATGCCGGCCGTCGCCTTGATCGTGCCCGAGCTGTTCCAGACCGTCTGGCCGCCCGAGGCCACTGCCGCGACCACAGTCACGTTGGTGTTGTTGGCGAAGCCGTTGAGTCCGTGCGCCGCGTCGCCGAAGAACGCGATGCTGTTGAGCGTTGCTTCGATCGAATCGCGGCAGGCGATCGCGCGCTCGGCGTCGATCGGGAAGCCGGTCACCGCTTGCTGCGCCAGCTCGTACACGTTGTACGCGAACGAACTCGCGATGGGCCGCATGACCTGGTTGAACTCGCTGCCGAAGACGTCCACGCGGGGGATGTCCTTGGCGTTGCCGCCGGCGACGATGATCGCGCGACGGATCTGCTCGAGCATCCGGTACGACACCGAGCCGGCGCCGCGCGGGATGCTGTTGTTCTGCGGAATGAGAAGCCGGTGCTTCAGGTTCGGGTAGAGCCGACGGTAGACCTGCGCCTCGACGACGCGCAGCTCGCGGTCGAGGAACGCGGTCTGGTTGTCATCGAGCACCAGATCCAGGTCGTCGAACTGGCGCTTGATGCGCGCCAGCCGGCGCTGCTTGGCCGCGATCGTCTCGAGTTGTGCGGTCATCGTGTCGGTTCTCCTGCCTGGGTGTCGTCGGTGACGTTCAGGGAAGCTGGATCAGGTGTTCGGGATGTAGCGGGCGAGCACGAGGCCCGCGCCGGTGCGCGCCTGGGTGGTCTGCAGACCGACGACCGCGCCGGCCGTGGCGCTGTCGGCGTCCGCTCGGAACGCGCCGAGCTGCGTGCCGGTGCCGGCGGCGTACCGGCAGAACAGCTGCTGGCCCTCGGTCACGGTGCCTTCGACCGCGACCCAGACGTGACCCATCTCGGCGATCGACACGACGTCGCGCGAGGCGCCCGACTTGTAACCGCCGGGCGTGCTCGAGCTGCTGGGCTCGCGCGCGGTCTCGGCGCACGTGATTCCGAGGAAGAGCCCCGTGTTCACGTCCGCGATGACGCGCGGTAGCCGGCACTTGTTGCTGCCGGTGCCCGCCGCGCAGACGCCGACGCCGAAGGGCAGCGCCGCCGCCGCTTCCACGCGGGTCGTCGCCGTGAAGCCGGTGATCGACGCCAGCGCGATCGTGAAGCCGGTGTCCGAGTAGCTGATCTGCTCGATCCACATCTTGGCGGTGGTGTTGCCGGCGACCGCGGTTACGTCCGCGTTTGCCGCCATGTCGGCGATCAGGTCCGCGATGATGGTCGCGGCAGACGCCGACGACGCCGCATAGGTCGCGGCGGCCGTGCCGTTGATCGTGATCGTGTAGGTGCCGTCCGTGGTGCTCGCGACCACCTCGACCAGCTTCCGCGAAGCGTTGGCGCGCGAGATGATCGACTTGGGGAAGCTGTCGGCGACGAGGCCCGCGAACGCTGCGGCCGGTGCGGCGAAACTGGTCTGCATGGTGGGGTGTCTCCTGCCTTGGGTCTCAGTTGGTGGTCAGCGTTCGCAGCGCGCTCAGGCGCTCGCAGTGGTCTTGGGCTTCCAGCCCTGGGCGTGGCGCTCGGTCATGGCGGCGCGCTCGGCCTTCGGATCGGGGCCGTCGGCGGCGTCGGTCGTGACTCGCAGGTGCGGGTTGGGTCCGCCGAACGCCGCGCCCATCACCTTGCTGGTCGCGCTCTGCTTGGGCAGCTTCGCCAGCGCGGCGGCGTACATGCCGGCCACGTAGTCCTCGCTCGTGCCGTCTAGCGCGAGGTCCGGGGCCCAGTGCTTGATGACCGCTTCGCGCACGGCGCGATCGCTCAGGCCGTCGAGCGTCACCGCGTCGCCCAGGCGTTCGCGCGCCTGGCTCTCGAGCGTGGTGCGCGCCTTGGTCGCGGCCGCAAGCTTGGCTGGCGCTTCTGCCAGCGCGGTCTGCGCCTTGCCCAGCTCGACCTTGGCCGAGTCCAGCTCGACCTTCTGCGCCGTCATCGCCGTGGCGTTCGCCGCGGCCGCGGTCTCGAGCGTGGTGATCTTCTTGTCCCGGTCCGCGAGCGCGCGCTGCACCAGCGGCGCAACCGACTTCGGCAGCTCGGTGTCCACGCCGTCGAGGGTGAGGGTCACGGTGGTTTCGTTGGTGGCTGCCATGCGCTTGGGCTCCATGTTCGGCAACGGGATCTGGTGTCGCGTTCGCGGTTCGTCTTGCGCGCTGTCGAGCTTCACCAGCTCAGCGGGTAGGCGCTGTATAAGCGAGTCGAGCGGCACGTCCAGAGCGGTCGCGAGTGCCTGCAGCTGCTCGTCGCTCGGACGATCGGTGTAGCCGCAGATGATGTCGTCGAGGATCGACGTGCGGCTTCGCGACGACTGCTGCCGCAAGAGGGGATCCAGATCCTCACCCTCGTAGTCGGTGTCGGCCGGCCGGATGATGCCGGTCGCCATCGCCAGATCGATCAGGCTCAGGCCCTTGATCAGCATCTGCTGCTGAATGAACGCGCCGAGCTTGGCCTCGGGCGCCATGCAGACGGCCACGTTCTCGTACCCCTCCATGCCGTCGAGCGCGACGCTCGGCCCCTGCCTGCCCCACCCGCTCGGACCGATGCCGATCGAGTTGTAGGTGATGCCCCGTTGCACGCAGTCGTACTGCTCGCCGTCGAGCACGTCGGGGCCGTAGTCCTTGCCGTTCCAGCGGCCGGGCGTGTAGTCGTAGTGGTCGACCAGGTAGCCGGGGCTGATCTCCTTGCGCTCGCCGCTGTTGATCAGCGCGACGATCTCCCCGTCCTGCACGACCACACTACCCCGCAACACGTTGCCGTCCCGGCGCACGCTGTCGGTGCAGTAGCCCTTGCCGTACTTGGCCACGTTGGCCGTCGTGATGAAGGCTTCGGCCCGCGGCGGGTGCTTGTCGGTCAGCACCGCGCCCCATGCCGACTTCATGGAGTCGAGCGCGAACACCTCGTCCGGCGGGCGCAGCACTCGGACGGTCTCGCCGCCCCAGTTGTAGTTCGCGACCCCGGCTCGTCCGAGCGCGGTATCGTAGCGGTAGAACCCCTGCGGGGTGCGCGTGCCACTGCCGGCGATCGGCGCGAAGTCGAGGTGCAGGACGTTGCCGCCGAGCTTCTTCACGGGCCGCTGTATCCCGAAGCGACCGGGCGAGCGCAAGCGTGGGGCTTAGGCCGCGCTGCTCGTGAGCTGGTCGGCTAGTTCGGCCAGGCGCGGGACGCCGACGCACCGGCAGTTCACGGGTTCGCCCGGGTTGCCCGTCGCGCCCGTCCTCGGATTCTCGACCGGCGGCTCCGCGTACTTCTGGACGGTGCCGTGCAACGCCGCGTGCCCCGGCCGCACCCGCTCGTCACGAGCGGTCTGCCACTCGTACTCGGTCACGCCGGCGCGCGTGTGCCGCAGCTGCGTGAGCTCGGCGTTGACGCTGCCGACCTGGTCGCGCGCGATCAGCGCGGCCCGTCGCCCCGTGATGTCGAGCCGCTCGGCAATCTGCTCCTGCACGCTCTTGAGATCGGCGCCCGTGCGCACGCCCCGCACGATGATGCCGCGCAGCTCCTCCGCGCTCTCGGCCGTCAGCTTCTTGACGAGCCGCACGTTGTCGGCCGCGAACAGGTCGAGCTGCTCGGCGAGGTAGGGCTCGGACTGCAAGAGATCGAACCCGAGCCCCGCCTTGAACTGCTTGTTGAGCTCGGTCTTGTTGTGCTCGGCGACTTCCTCGCCGACGCCCCGGGCCATCACGTTGAGCGCAAACGCCTCCTCGATCTCGGCGACCAGCACCACCGGGTCGAACGCGTCGACGCTGCCGGCGGCGACGGCGTCGGTGTGCAGCCGGGCCTGGGCGTGCGCCGACTGCTGCAGCAGCGCCGGCACCTTGGGCAGCCACCTGACGCGCACCAGGCGCTCGAGCTCGGCCACGACCTTGCCGAGTTGCATGACGTAGCCGAGGCGTGCCGCGTTCGGCCAGCGCGCGGCCGGGATCTTGGCCTTGGGCTTACTTACCCGGCCGTGCGCCGCCATGACGGCGCGGCGGGCGCGCAGCTGGCCGAGCAGCAGCTTGCTAGGCATCGGGGTCGGGCTCGGTCGCCAGCTCGTCCGGCGCGTACCACTTGTGGATATTGCCGGGCGCGTTGTCGAACTCGACCCCGATGGCTTCCCCATTCGCGATCCGCACGGTGCCTTCGATGCCCACGTGCTCGGGCATGTGCTCGCGACCGGGACGCACGCGCACGCGAGCCCCGACGGGTATGCCCTCGGGGCCAGGGTCGCTCTCGTCGCTCTCGAGCGCAGCCTCGCGCGCGTCGAGGTCGATCACCGTCGCCATGCTGAACCCGTCCTTGCGGAACCGCGAGACCGCGACTTCCTCGGGCCGGATAACCTGGTCCTGGATATAGAGCTGGTCCTTCTGCGCGACCTTCAGCTCGAGGTCGGCCTGCTGCAGATCGGACAGCTGTTCAAACGCCGGCCATGACAGGCCCCAGCCCTCCAGCTCCTTGCCCCCGGTCGGGCCCTCGCTGCACAGCATCAGCAGCCTGAGCAGCCGCTTGAGCTGAGGCTCGAGCCGCAGCTTCCGATCACCGGCGACGAGGTTGTACCAGATGTCGAGGTCGCTCTCGCCGGTCGAGTTCATGCCGGCAGGCGAGCGCTCGAGCAGCACCGTCGCGGGCCAGCCGCGCGCGGTGGCCAGGCGCAACGCCTGCTGCTCGATGGTGTCGGGCACGCCCGCGAACTGCGAGGCGTGGCGCTCGAACTTCTCGCCGTTCGCAGCGTCGAGGGTCATGCCGCGGTTTGGTCCCATCCTCATCTGCGACTGCCGGAACCGGGATTGGAAGTACTCGACCATCACCTCGCTGGTACCCTCGAGTGCCCTCTTGAGGCCCGCGAAGTAGAAGACGTCCTGGTTGGCCGACTGCAGCATGTGGGTCACGCCGCGCCAGCTCATGTTGTAGTCCATGAGCGGGTCGTGGACTGCGGCCAGCACCGACCTGCCCCACCCGTTGTTCCGCATCCGCTGGTCGTACGTGACCATGCCGCCCGGGAACACGAGCATGCGGGTCTCGTGCACGTACCCCATCCCCACGGTCGAGCCGGTGACCTGACCGTGGCGCATCGGGGAGATCATGCCGGGCCCGGTGATGCCCCAGACCTCGACCTCGCCAGCCTTCGAACTCGTCGCCGGGTACCACCGCGCGGGCCACATCTGGCTGCCCTCGAAGGCGCGCAGGCTGTGGATACGCCTCAGCCGCAGCTCGTCGAGAGGCTTGGTCGGGTCGGTCTCGCCGTCGTCGACGCCGAGCAGCACGACGCCGCCGCCGAAGACTTCCTCCCACACGAGCGCGCGCTGCAGCGCGACCTCGGCGCCCAGCTCGGTGAGGGACGTGACCAGCATGGTGGCGGTGTCGGCGTCCTGCTCGTCGCCCGGCGTGACGTTGAACCCCTGCCGCAACATCTCCTTGGGCTCGAGCTCGCACATGCGCGCGGCCAGCGCGTCCCCGTTGAACAGGTCGGACAGGTACTGCGTGGTGAACGGGGTCTGCGCGACGAAGCGACCGGCAACGGTCTTGTCGTAGCCCGAGGTGCCGAGTCCCGAGGTCGAGTTCTCCCAACCGTCGAGGACGACGCGGGCGAGGATTGCGGCGTTCTGGGCGACGTTGGCGAGGAGCGACACGGGCTGTGTATGCACAGCCGGGGGCGGTTGGGGAAGCGGTCAGCGGCGGCCCTTGTATCGCCAGAACCGGGGCTCCTCGGGACTCTCGCCGGCCGACAGGCGCTGCTGCAGCGTGAACCAGCGCGCCCGGCCGAATCCGCTCCGGGTGCAGCCGCGCATCGCTGGCCATGAGCACGCCGAGCTGCTGCCAGGGGACGCCCAGTGCCACCAGCGTTGCGTACGTCTGCCCGATGATCGTGTGCTGGTGCGCGACGAACAGGCAGCGCTTTCGCTTGCGCATGTAGCGCTTGATCACCGTCCGCCGCGATCACCGTCTTGCCGCAACCGGTCGGCCCGACCAGCAGCAGCGACGCGCCGCGTTCGACTGCCATCGCGCGCTTGACCGCTGCCTGCTGATACCCGTGTAGCTCCATCACGTTACGCACCCAATCGCCTCATGTTCTCCACTGCCCTCGCCATCGCGCCCTCGTCCATCGCGCTCTCCGCCAGCTTGTTGATCGCCTGGCTCTGCGCGTCGACGTCGTCATCGTGCTCGCCGAACGGGAACAGCACGTGCTGCTTGATGTAGTCCTCGACCCAAGGCGCACGCGCCGGGTCCGGCAGCAGCACGTTGCCGCTGCGGTGGTACGAGGCCGAGGCGTTCGCGCGCACGACCTTGCCGCCCATCGGCTTGACGAGCACGAGCCCGGGCACCGAGCGCTGGAGCAGCTGCACGACCGCCGGCCCGTTGGCCGCGTCCTCGACGTAGATGTCGCGGATCTGGCTGTACTTGCCGCGCATCGCCATGATGGCCGAGCAGGTGCCCAGCACGTCGAGCCGTTCGCTGGTGCGGTCGATGAGGTAGAAGTCGGGCAGCTCGGCACACCACACCTGGATCGCCACGAAGTCGGCACCGGCCGTGTTCTTGAACGTGCAGTCGACCGACATGCACCACTCACCGCCGCGCGGCGCCGACCTCCAGTAGCGATAGTGCTCGCGCAGGTAGATGCTGCCGCCCGCCGGCGACGGTCGCTGCTGGTGCTGCGCTGCGAAGCCGAACGGGCCGAGCGTGTGCTCCGCCTTGAGAACGTCGGCCTCCGAGAAGCGCTCCGGGCACATGAGCTCGCCCTCTTCGGTGCGCGGGTCGGACCACGTCTGCGACGGCACACCATCGGCAGAGCGGCGCAGCACGTTCGAGCGCGCGAACGGGTGCTTCGGCTCGTACCGCTGCGGGATGCACAGCTGCGTCCAGCTCGGGTCATCCTGCACGCGGCCGATCGGGTCGAGCTCGTGGATACGCTGCATCATCATGACCTCGGCCGTGTGCGGGCCGGTATTGCGGCTGCCCATCGTCTGCGACCAGAACGTCCACGCGTTCTCGAGCGCGACCTTGGCCTCGTCGAGATTGCCGGCAAGCACGTCCTGGGGCTTGAGCAAGTCGTCGCCCACCTTGCGATCCGCGTGCTGCCCCGTCGCCGCGCCACCGACGCTGGTAGCGAGCCGCCAGCCGCCGTGGTCATTGGCCTGCATGCGCTTGGCCCACTGCCCGGGGCGCGGCTTCCAGCGCTCGCCGAACAGCCCTCGGTACCAGTCGCTCTCGACGAGAGCAGCGAACAGTGCCGACTTGAAGAGCGCGAGGTCGCCCGCGTACGTCGCGAAGATGAACCGGAAGTCGGGACGCTGCACCCCGCCCGGATGCTGGTCGCAGATCCATTCCCACGCCGGCCAGAAAACCTGCACGGTGAGCGTCTTGGTGCTGCCGGGCGGGACGCTGATCGCCAAGCGCCTGATGTCGCCGCGCGTCACGGCCTCGAGGTGGTCGACCATGGCGTCGTTGTGCCAGCCCCACACCAGCGGCTGCCGCTCGATCACGTGCCAGCCCGCGCGCATGAACTCCCGAAGGCTGCCGATGAGGCGCGCGCGCTCGTCCTTGAGCTCGGCTGAATCCTTGGGCGGGCCGGTCGGGGCTTGCTCAGCCCGCTTCCGGATCCGCTCCAATGCGAGACGCCTCACTAAGGAGTCGATCGAAGTCTTCGGCCGAGAGTATCCGTTCCGCTGCATCGAGAAACCTCTGCAAGTGCTCCTCCACCGTGATCTTCACCGTGGCCTGGCGGCCGTAGATCTTCGGGAACCTGCACTCAAGGTCCCACGCTGCCGCCCGCCAGTCCTGCTTGGCGCCGCGCGTGACCGAGCCCTGCATCGACGCCGCGTGCTCGGCCTCGGCCTTGCGAACGTCGCGCGTGAACGAGGCGTAGGGCTCGGTCGGGCTGGGCCCATCTCCGCGCTTGAGCCAGTTGTCGACCGCGTCAATCGACACGCCGGCACGGTGGGCCGCATGCAGCTTGTGCACGCCGGCCTTGAGCGAGGCGATGATGCTCGCCGCGACCGCTGGGGTGAGCTTCAGCGGCGGGGCCATCGGCCACCCACACTTTGATCGGGCCGCGCTTCGGGCAATTCCTTATCGCGCGCGCGGGTTCCGAAGATGTCGCCTCGCTCCCCCTGCGCCCGCGCGAATGGGAACGCGCGCGTCAGAGATCGGAAGAGC